ATAAAAATAATGCTTCTTTTTCTTCGTAGATAATATCTGTAGATATTATCTTCTCGTTATCTAAAAGCGATTTAAGCGTAATAGTAATATCAGGGGCTTCGTATCCATCGGATTCAAGGCTATACTTAAGGGCTCTCACAGTATTATAAGATTTATCTACGAACAATATGACATCACTAATAAGAATAGGAGAGCATTGTGCGGAACCGTTAGAACTAAATGGCTTTAAATACTTATCGCTTTGTGTTAAAGCCCCTTCAGAACCTACGCCGAACTCGCCACCTCCAGTAAACGTAAAAAACGAACGCTGTGTAACCAAATTTTTGATATTATTTACATTGGTAGATAATAGCGACATAGTAAGCGGGTCATCGGCTTGCAGTTTTATCGGTTCATAGAAATCCCAGAAATCGTTACTTCGAGAACCATAAATAATATAGTCTTTGCCAAAGAATAACCGATTTTGGTAGAAAGCAATCGTTTGCGGCCATCCTTCATAAGAGGAAAATGCCGGTAATCGCCATTCCGTTTCGTTCGAAAACAAACCCACATCGTTTTTGATACATTCGACGACAGATTGGGTATCGCTGCTTCTAAATATTACTTTATAATACGAATTTACTGAAAAGCTACTTGTAGCAAAAAATACTTGCAACGGTTTCGTTCCAGTAGACGACACGGTAGAAACGACACGGAACCATACTAAATCGTCGGCGACTAAGGAGCCGCTAGTATTAATATTCGCAGGAGTATCATTAGAATCTTGCGAGGCCCATTTATAATAGTCTACCCAGGTTTGCTGGTTATCAGTCGAATACTGTATTGTAATATTTCCAACCCAGTTTCCTAGCGTATAAAAACGCCAGTTACCATCGCTTTTAACAGGACCCAAAGTATATGTTCCGGCAGCATTATAAGAATTTTTTAATTCCTGGGCATCGACAGAATGTTTTACTAAAATAGATTCATTGACAGCGAGATTTTTCAATATTGTAGAATCGGAAGCTGTCATTAAATAATAATCAGAACTTGTAGATGACGTCACAGAATTATATGTGTAAGATGATGTCGTACTATAATTTCTGGTTAACGTTATTGTCGCACTAGCTCCAAAATAATTTGTCCCACGTTTTGCAACAATCGGGTAAGAAAGAGACATATTCCAAGTATCAACTTCTAGACCGGAGCTACTGATGTGACCCGAGGAGAAATCAAGAGAACCAAAACCTGCCGCTTGTCCTATATTTGACAAGGTTACCTCGCGAGTTTGTTCGAAAATAGTTCCGAGACTTGTTGTGTCACCTCCTGAACTCGATGACGTTTTTCCTGCTGTTACTTTTATATAAATTGAATCTACTGAAGGCCAATTTAAATAAGAAATTGTAGCGGTGCTTGATGCGGTACTATTTCTGCTATCAGTCTTTGCCTCTACAGTCTGGGTGGCTACTTGCTGTGTATCATAACTTGTGCTAAATGTAATCGAGAAATCAGGAATAGTGCCAACTGAACTTGCAGGAGCAATAGTCATAGTGGTGCCAGACAAAGAAGTAACATAATCACTACCTACAGCCGTAGCTATACCATTATAAAGCTCACTTAATACGACTGAAGATGCCGTATATATAACATCTGAGCCAAATGTAAATGATACATTTAAATAAGTAGATGTATTTGGGTTATTTAATGAAATTGTTTTAACATCTTGTGAGAAATTAGCAATAGAAACTGTCTTGTTTTTATCCTCATTTTCTTCCTTCATTGGAAGTATATTCGTACTAAAAGGTTTGAACTCCCAGTTAGAACCATCTGCTTGCAAACGTACAAGCTCGTAAATACCATAATTAGGATGAGTGATAAAAATAGTATCTCCAGCTTGGGCGTATTTAATATCCACCTCTTGAAAATCAGAAAAAGGTGTTTCTAGCTCATAAATAGATGTGGAAGACATAATTGGGTTCCCATTACGAAAGAATCTAGCATAACTCGGACCCAATTCAATTAAAAATGCTTCTTCGTCATTAAATTCGAAAGACAATAGCTTGATAATTTGTCCAGACTGGTTATATTTTGTATCAGCTACCTTTACAAAACCACAGCGATTACGAAAAGCGCCAGTTTCACGGAAGCGGATATTTTCGGCCTTGGAAAACCACTTGCCGAACTTCTCCATATCGGCACGTTCGTACAGGCTGGGTGATATTTCACCACCTAGGAAACTGTGTCTTTGGTAATCCTGATTAGGCATTATCTTCTTTCTCCTCTTTGACGTTTTGGTCTCTAATAGCCATTATTTCAGCTTCTTCTTTACACATCTGGATGTATGTTTCGGGGCTTACAGACATAATGTCCTCAAAAATCTTCTGCCCGGCAGATTGCAGGCCATTGTTAAATGCGGCCACATTCCCTTTTTCGGAGAATGCGTTCTCAAAGGTCTTACAATACCCAAGCAGTTCGGACATATAGAATCGGAACGCCTTTATTTTTACCAACTCATTGAGAGCTTTATTATGCTCTCCACGCAACATTTCTTTGAACTGTTCTTTTGTCATCATAAAGAAGGTCCTTGTTGTGGCATCAAACCAGCAGCTTCCGCCTCTGCGCCTAACACGTTGTTAGACTCCATCTTTGCTTGCGATTTGGTCTTCGCAATATCAGCACCAGCTTGCGCGTTAATCAGATTCTCCTGAGTTTGTTGCTGCATCGCTCTAGCTTGACGAATTTGTTCAACTTCATCAGTCGGATTAATCTTGTTTAGACAACCCAACCGTTCGGCATACTCAATGACCATCGCATCTTCATTGATATAATCGAGAGCTTCAGGTTTAATTTGGGCAATATTGCCAATATACATCAAGAGGTCATCCATCGAACCCGTTTCAGACAATCTCTGCGCCTTTGCAATGGAGCTCAAGAACTCAACCTGGATATCTTTGGGCGAAATCTGCGTATAACCATCCAAAAGGCCACGCCGCAGTAAGATATCTAGCACGCGGTTAAAAAGCGATTCTAGGCCCGATTTTGCTTGAAGATAGATAGGTGCAAGCAGAGTCATCTGCTCATTTACTAATGCAGTGACCTCACGGGCAGTCATCGTACCGCGGTCTCTTTGAGCAAAAAGCATTAAAATTTCAGCATAAGTCATCTTGCGAATCTTATCAAGCAGGCGAGTTCTAGAATCTTCCAGCTCTCCAATATAAGAATTTACACGATAAATCTCGGAAGCAACCTTGCTCGGGTCTTGGTCAGTGTAAAATACTGCACCAGGAAGAATAGGCTTCTTTCCCAAAGAGGTATGTACCGCTAAAGCAGGTTTAGCTAAGTAGGATTTGTGGATATTAAGAGCCTTTACGGTTTGTTGGAGCTCTCTTACGTCTCCAAGAATCTTTTCGCCAATACCAATCGGATAGACAGTACGAGTATTCTTGCGTTCCCACGGGAATACAACAATCGGATTGGACATAAAACCGCTTTTTCTTAGATAATGCGGTCCTTCACAGCAACCACAACCACGCATCCAGTACAAATCTACGAATTTAAAACGGTTAGAAACGGTCCCGTCTTTGGGATTGGGGCACACTAAATGAAATACTTCGTATTGTGTATCATATTGCCCATTAGCCATAGCGTCCTTAACGGTTTGAGGGCAATTATCGCCAAACGCTTGTTGCATTTGGTCGGCACGTAAGCGCATTCTGCGGCCTAGTTTGTCATATCTGCCATTAGCATCAATGCCGAGGCAATACTCGCCGATGGTTAACGGATTGAAAAAGATTAAATCTTGGTCTCTTTCCTCAATGAGCATACAACCGATGCCATAACGAATCCACTCATTAATGACTCCGCGCATCGCTGTATAGAAATTAGATTTATTGAACAGATAATACAAAAACTCTTTTACATAAGAAGTCATTTCTCCGATTGTAAAAGGGTCTAGTTCTCTATATAACGGATTTGCTTGGTCAACTCCAAGGTCAAACCATCTTGCAGCGGGGTTAATAAGTCCACCAAACAAACCGGCTACAGTAGTATCTAGGAAAGTAATAGGTTCGCTATCCAACAACTTGGTATAGTTGATTTTTTGATTTTCCAAATCGGTATCTTCTTTGTCTCCGCAGAAAATACCAGTACCAGGAGCCAGCAACTCGCGGATGTCTTTGTAAGTTGACTCCTTATCGTCAAAAGTCTTCTTCAAACCGCAAAAAATGCGTTCATAAACATTATTCGTTGCTTGCTCCATATAAAATCTCCGTAATTATCCTAGCGTAGTATTACCGCGTGCTTGACCTAAAGTAGGTGATGCTTTTGCCAATGCAGTACGTTTTTTTAGTAATTTAGATAAAGCACTTGAAGTACCAGCATCCGAGGTTTGTTGCACATTCCCAGCGGCAATGGAAGCTTGGCGTTCGGCTTGAATCCTGGCTTGTTCAGTAGCTTGTCTTTGCGCTTCCATT